ATGGTGCCAGCATGTTGTTGTCTTGCCGTATTTAAATCACCAACTTCGCTAAATGAACTTCCATTATATTCCTCTGTTTCTCCTGTTCTAGTATCTGGTGATTTATTTCCTGCAAAAACTATAGAAGCATCTTGTGTACCAGCTCCTTTTACCAACATTTTTGCAGTATTCAGACTACCTCCAGAAGCCCAAGCTCCTGCAGGATTAGACGTAAATCCTTTTATAGCTTTATCTGTTGAGTTATACCACATCTGTCCGTTAACAGGTGATGGTGGATCAGATGTTACTGATACTATATGTGTTCCTCGTATTTCTTTGTATGTTGCCATAATTAATCCGTATCTATTGTTTTAGTTGAATTTGTACTTCCACTCCATTCTTCTGTTGTAGCTTGATAACCAGTAGGGCCTGGTATTGATCCTCCCATAGCAATTGCTGAAGTGGCTGTTCCTGTTCCAACAAGTTGTATTCTAGAAACATTTAAGTCTGCTATTTCTACCCAGCTAGCTCCACTCTTCGTTTTTTGCTACAGAATAAACAGGAGGACTTGATGGTTGTCCACCAAATGCAAGAGATAATGTTGCTAATCCTGATGTACCAAGTAGTCTTCTAGCTTCATTTAAATCATTTACTTCTGTCCAACTTGATCCATTCCATGTTTCTGCTTGAGCACGATAAGTTGAAGGGGGTGAAGAAAAACCTCCAACAGCTATTTGTGAAGTATTATCTGCTCCTGATCCTCCTGGAAAAGCTCTTGCAGTGTTCAAATCATTTACTTCCGTCCACGCTGATCCATTCCAAGATTCTGTTGCTCCTGTATAACCTGGTCTTTCACCACCATAAAATAAAGCAGACGTAGAAGTTCCACCTGCACCACTAGTTCCTCCAGCTGAGTTTAAGTCTGCAACTTCAGTCCATGAAGATCCATTCCAAGATTCTGTTTGAGCAAGCTGGCCTGGATTTGTTCCGCCAAACATTAAAGAAGCTGTAGATGTTCCCGCACCACCTAGTCCACTTCTTGCTGTATTTAAGTTATTTACTTCTGTCCAAGAAGAACCATTCCATGTTTCTGCATTAGCAGTTACAGCAGGTATTTCTCCCCCTGCAACTAAAGTTGCGAGTGCTGTTCCTAAGTCTGCTCCGTCAAAATATATTCTTCCAGTGTTCATAGCAGTGCTAGTTGACCATGCTCCAACAGGAACTGCATTATTCCATTCTTGTGCTGTTGCAAGTTGAGCTGTAGTGCTTGTTGATCCTCCAGCCATTATTGCACCGTTGGTATTAGAACCTGCAGCGCTACAATTTTCTCGTCCAGTTGCTATGTCAGCTACTTCAGTCCATGAAGATCCGTTCCATTGTTCAACAACAGCTTGTTCAGTATATCCACCAACACATAGTGTATCTATGTAAGTTCCTATACCTCCGTAATGAGGACCATATCTAGCTGTATTTAAGTCATTGACTTCAGTCCAAGCTGATCCATTCCAAGACTCTGTTTGTGCACGTGCTGGGGTTGCAGGTATATCTCCACCAAAACCAAGTGCAAGTGCATTAGAAGCTCCTGCCCCTCCAAAATAACCTCGTCCAAGATTTAAATCTCCTACTTCAGTCCAAGCTGAACCATTCCAAGATTCTGTTTTATCTGCATAACCAGGAGCACCTCCTCCAGCAGGATAACCACCAAAAATTAATGTAGAAGTTGATGTTCCACCACTCGCTCCTAAATATCTTCCTAAATTTATATCGGTTGTTTCAGTCCAAGAAGAACCGTTCCAAGTTTCTACATTCGCTACAGCCGTTCCATCTCCAGCCCCTGTTTGTCCTCCAACAGCTATCGCCGATGTATTAGAAATTCCTCCTCCAAATGCACCACCTCTTGCTGTATTTAAATCATTAACTTCAGTAAAGCTTACACCGTCATAACTTTCAACTACACCTATTCTAGACGGTGGTGGATTGGTTTTACCTCCAAAAAGTAAAGCAGATGTTTGAGCTCCAACCATATATCCATCATCTCTTGCTGTGTTGATAGAATTAGCGGTTCTCCAAGCACCAGTAGTTGTAACAACAGGTACTTGATACTTACCTACTTTATCGGTTTTATTATACCATAGCTGTCCCTCTAACGGGTCATCAGGGTTAGTAGTGTAGTCCCGAACTTTAAGTCCTCTTATGCCTTGATACGTTGACATATAATTTTTAGTCCTCCAATATTATGTCTGCAGGTCTTGGATTGTTATCTGTTTTTTCTTCTTCAGGTAACGCATCCCAAGCAGCTTGAGCCGCTTGAACCTCTGCATCAACTAATGCTTGAGCCTCGTCTTTTGTTTTAACGACGCCCGCTACTTTGGCAATCCAAAGGTTAGCATGTTTGTTGTATGCAGGAACTTGCCAAACATTAGCTGGATAGCCTTTAAACGTGATTCTCCAAGATTCATCGTGATCAATAAATCCCTTGCCCCAGTTTTCTGCTACGCAGTATTGATATGTTTTTGCCATAGTTTCCTCCTTAATCTGTTAATACCTTAGTTGTTACTGAAGAGCTATTCCATTCTTCAGTTGCTGCTGTCACTGTAGGAGTCGCTCCACCAAAGGCTAATCCTGCTGTGATTGTTCCAGCTGCTCCACCACCATATCTACTTGTATTTAAATCTGCGACTTCTGTAAAGTTATTTCCGTTCCAATCTTCTGTAATTGCTACTTGTGTAGTGGTATAACCACCAATAACAAGACCAGCTGATGTGCTTCCTGTTCCAGGCACTTGGTACCTTGCTGTGTTTAAATTATTAACTTCTGTCCAACTTGATCCATTCCATTGTTCATTTGTTGAAACAACTGCAGTTACATAACCACCAGCTGCTAATGCGGATGTGTAAACAGTTCCAACTC